CGAATTTGACAATATATTGGTGGTGTGTTCGCATTTAAATAAGCCATAATTTATCATTTTGCTTCTCCCCAATTATTACCTATTTTACAATTTACTTTATTTTTTATCTCCAAGGGAATAGCATTTTTCATAGTTTCTATAACTATTTCTTTTTCTTTATCATCTTTTATAGATAGACACAACTCATCATGTATTTGAATTTGAGGTAATATTCCTTTTTCATAAAGATTGACCATAGCTTTTTTAGTCATATCAGCAGCAGATCCTTGAATTAATCTATTAAGAGCCTTGTAAGTAAAAGCAGGTTTATAATGTTGCTCAAAGTTTTTAATGTATTCGTCTCTGTGTTCTGCTTCATATTTATCCAATATCTCTGCTTTAAAATGGATTAGAGCTTCTTCTCTAGTTAGTATAGGTACAGGATCAAATCTCATAATTTCATTATTCCATTTACGATTTCTTGTTTCCCATTTATTAAATCTACAAAACCTGTCTCCCAATGTGTAAAGAAGTTTATGTTCTTCTGCAAAAGCAATTAAATCTTCTGATAATTTTTTAACAAACGGAACTGTTCTATGGTATTTATCAAACAAACTTTTAGCTTCTTGTTTAGATAAATTTAATTCTTTTTCTAATTTTAATTTACCCATACCATAAAACAAACCAAGGTTAATTGTTTTGGCCATGGTCCGTGGTATGTTAGCCATGTCTGCAACAATCTGGTGAAAGTCAGCATCGTCCTTGTTAAACTCTTCTTGTAACTTATCTGTTCCTGGAAGATTTAACTTTAAAGCGTAGTGAACCACGATCCGTGGTTCTTGTTGCGAGTAATCAAAACTTCCCCACTTGCAACCTTCTTCAGGAATAAATAATTCTCTTATCTTCTTACCAATAAATCCTCTCGCAGGTATCTGTTGTAAGTTAGGATTAGACATAGAGAATCTTCCAGTGACGGTACCGCCGTCATCAGATCTTATTTGATTGATGTCGGCGTGAATTCTACCGTTGTGAACGAAGTTTAATAAACCTTCTACAAATGCGCCATTAGCTTTATCGCATTCTCTTGCTTTAGCAATCATACGAAGAAATCTATTTTTATGTGTTTGTAAATAATCTTTTGGTAATTGTGGCATCCCAGACTTTGGAGTTTTTTTATAGTCTGTAATTTTTTGTTGATCTAAAAGTTTTTTAATAGAAGCTGCTGCCCAAATCTCAACTCTTACTCCTGTTCTTTTTTCTATCAAGTTGATGAGATTATCTCTTCTTTTCTCTAAAAAAGTGCTGAATTTCCTAGCTTTTTGGGCATCTATTTTAACACCCTTAAACTTTATGTCAACCAAACAAGGAAATAATTTTGTCTCTAATTCAAAAATATTTCTACAAGTTTTATTTTCATTTGTATCTGTGTTTATGTATAATACTTCGTCTAATTTTTTATCAAATATCCTCCACAGTCTAATCGTTAAATTAACATCTTGTTCTGCATATTCTTTAACTATCTTATAAGATAATTTATGCATATTAGACATTGGATCTTTAATTCCTTCTACTAAAGCTTTTTCTTGTAAGTCATATTTGTATTTTGTATCTCCAAGATAATCTTTTGAAACTGAATCTAATGAATAACGCATTCTTGTTTCATCTAGTATGGATGCTGCTATCATAGTATCGATCAATCTACCTTTAGGCATTTGACCTGTAGCTGCTCTTATCCAACAAACGTCATAAATTGCATTATGAAATACTTTAGTTATTTTTTCGTTTTGAAAAATAAGTTTATTTAATTGATTCCAAGTATCTTTAGGATCTAAATTATCTGTTTTGTCGTGTGCTATTGGAAAGTAAACTGTTTGTTTATCTGTTGCTATGGCTATACCGCAAACAAAACCGTCACCCCTGATGGCCCCTGATCCAAGTTTCTTTAAGTTTGGATCGTATGTTTCCAAGTCAATGGCTACCGTATCAACGCCCTCTAAATCTAAATCTTCTATTCTAGGTGCTGTACACATTTATATGCCTATCATGTAATATGTTAAACATATTGCCATAATCAAAGTTATGTCTACTAAACAAAGTTTATACATTATTTTATATTCCTTATATCTTCTACAGAGTTTATTTTTATTAAAGCTTCCGTAGGTATTTCTATGTTATTTGTTTTCATTCTTAAAACAGTTCCATCATCTCTCATACTACTACCACCTTGTTTCTTTAACCATTTATCCATATTTTCAATAATAGTTTTTTTAGGAAGCCAGCCATCAATTTCCATAGTACTTTCAGCAGCGTTATAATTATTAAATAAGATGTAAGGAACTAAATGTTCAATTTGAAATTTAGTTAAGTTGTGTACCCAACCTGGTCGCATAAAAGAACTAGCAGACCTTCTAGTTTTTATATCTATTTTGTTACCATTTATTTCAATATCTGTTGGTGTGTATGTTTCGTAAGTTGGAAAAGGTAAACCTAATACTTGATAGATTATTAATTCTCCAATGATTCCCGTCATTTGCTGATCTCTTGTTCCATTAAAACCTGCTCTTCTTTGACCAAAATTTATGGCTTGAGTAGTTAAATCAGCGTGTTCTTTTATTGTGTCAGTTACTTTAATCTTCACTTTTTCTCCTTTTTTTATAACATTTTTTGCACATGTATTCACAGTCAAATGCAATTTTTTTCTTTTTACATTTGATACACATTACAAACTTTTTTTCCATTTTTTGTATCCATCAATCCAAGATTCTTTTTTTTCATTAGAGTAATCTCGATCAATGATCATATCTATGTAATGTTTAGCTTTCTCTAAATCTTCTTTCCCGTTTTTTTTAGAATGTCTCACTATGTACTTTATAGCGTTCCCTTCAGCAAAAAGCAACCTGTTGTGATTTATAAATTCACTCGGTTGAATTTTCATTTGGTAATGAGCACCCCCAATTTGTTTTTTATATGGATCCATTTTTTCCTCCTAATTTTTTTGTTGTTTCTGAACATAATGTCCAATAATCAAAAATACCCCTGCTGTATGCAGTATACTTTAATCTTAATTGAACAAAGAAAGGTTCATCATCTCGATATAAACTTTCATCAACAATAACATTGTCAAATGTTAAACCTTTTACATCGTGTATGTTGCCATACTTAACCCTAATTTCTTTTTCAGAGTTAGGTCCTTTCTTTATTAATTTATTTATATAAATTAATCTTTCTTTGTCAGTGTTTATTCTAACCTGATCAAAACTTTTATACTTTTTAATGTCAGCATGTAGATAATTTATTTGTATTAAATGATCTATTGTATATTCTTTTTTAATCCAATCTTCGAAAGGTTTCTTCTTTTTTGATTTACCCCTCACAATGGCTTTACTACCCATATAATCCCAAAAATTTTTTATTTGAGATAGTTCAATAGGTTTTCCGTTTACAAAATCTGGCCATACAAAATGGCAAGTTAATTCTTTTTTAGAAACAAAATCAGAATGTTTTACGTGACTAAACTCTATTCCTTTTTGTTTAAAGAAATCTATAATTCTTTTATCTCCTGGTGTTTGTCTATAAGTAAATAAGAAAGTTTGATTAGTATTGTTTATCTTGTCTAATAAAATATCTAATGCGCTTGATGAATTTAAATTAGGCAAATAGTAACCTCTTCCTTTTATAACATCTCCAACTTTAAATCCTTTTTCAATTTTATTTTCTTTTAAATGTTTATCAGTATAGACAGCAGGTAACCATTTTCTAGTATAACCGTAATGTTTCCATACTGGACTAATAATTTTTTTACATAAAGTATTTATAGCTTCACCACATCTTTTTCCATTTTCTAATTCTACTTCTGGTTTTTTAGATATTTTATGAAAGTATTCTGGATCAGAACCTGCAAATTCAAATATGGTTTGATCTGCATCGCCTATCATATAGTAATGCCCATCCTTAACATTAGTAGACATCTTCTCTAATGCTTTAATTTGTGGTTTGTTACTATCCTGTGCCTCATCTACTATTAAAGCATCTATGTCAGGAGCTTTAGCTTTATGTATAAATTCTTGAATCATATCCATAAAGTCAAAAAGGTTTTGATCTTTTTTATATTTTTCATATTTATCTTTTAAAGCTTTAATACTTTTTAAACTGTAAGGGTTATAAGCATCTCGATCTGTTTCTCTTCTATAATAGAATTGATTTAATTTATCGTGATAGCCGTGACTGTGTGCATCATTTAAAAATTTATAAAAACCGTGTTTTTTAAAAACATCTTCATTTTTATTTATCTTTACTTTGTTAAATAAAGAATCAATCATAACTAAATTTTCATGATCTTGAGTATCAAATACATCCTTACTAACTAATTTATTTTTACAATAAGAATGAATTGTACAAATGTAATCTTCTAAATCAGAATCTTTTATTCCTTTTTCTTTAACTGGTTTAAGTTCTGCTATTGCCTCTCTAATTTGATCTGCAGCAACATTAGTGTGAGATAAAACAACTATTCTTTCATGACCGTACAATTTAAATAACTCTTCATATTTTTGTGTAATGAACTCATGAGTTTTACCTGTACCTGGTGGACCTGCTATAAATTTAGGATTCATTCGTTATTTGTTTAACCTCCTCAACTATTTCTGCATCTTCAGCTTCCATTATAATTTCTTCTGTTTCAAGGTTTACCCAGTTACTAGGATTCTCTATAACCCAGGATATACAAGACTCTCCTTTGTATTTACCGTTTACCTTTCTACCTTTAAATACATCTTTAATTTTTTTAATTAAATCTACTCGTTTTATATTTATTTTTTTTGATTCTAAATAATCTTCAAATTTATCTATATTGAAATGTAATTGATTTAAATTTTTATCATAGAAAGGTAGTTTGTATTCAAATAATTCTTTCTTATCTAAATAAGCTCTATCTCTAACTAAATACTGCATAAAATGTTTTACAAATTTTTTATCTTCACTTGCATCTTCATCAGCTATGTAATCATTTAAATCAGCTTTCTTTCTTTGATCAAATTTAATTTTCATTATCTTTTCGTAATCAACTGGTTTCATTTTTGGTAACCATACTTGTGCTTTTCTAATTACTTCATCGTAAAATAAATTTGCTTTTAATAAAGTTGGACCATCTACTAAAACTTTTACTTCTTGAACCTCACCATCTTTATTACTAAAAACCTGTACTTCATATCTATCTACAGAGTATTCTATTATCTCCCCTATTGCTCCTGCTCCTTGTACCGTTTCATATTTAATTCCAATCCAACTAAATATTTCTGCCACAGTTTTAACATCACAATTCCATATCTGTGCAATTTTAGGCATACCAAATGCTTTGCCACTTTTTTTAGTTGTAGTTCCTTTTTTAGATCTTTCTTGTGCTTCGTTATCATCTGATACTTCAGCAATATTAAAAATAAATTCATTTATTTCTTGTTCTGTCCATTCTGTATGTTTATTTAAAATTCCTGCTATGGCCGTACAATACTCATCTCTGTTTCCTTGTGGTGCGTATAAAATAGATAAGGCAGTAGATAATGCAACTTTTCTTAAGTCAGCATTTAAATCTCCAGGGTAATGTTTTATGTCTTCATATTTTTCCCAATGTACATATTCATTTGCTTTGCTGTGTAAAGATTTAGGAACTATTGTATAAAAACCATTACCACTTCTTATCTCACAAAGAGTGGCGCCGTGAGGATATTTTTTATATATTTCTTCAAATTGTTTTGGTAATGCAAACTTTGCGTAATTTAATTTTCCTTTCCACCAATAATGACTTGATGGATTAGTTGGTCTGCCTGATATGGCACCGCACGATTTTATGTATTTTTCTATAAATCTTTTTACTAATGGATTATCAATATCAAAGTCTACATCTTCATCTAATCTTAATGCGATTGCACTGTGTTGATATTTAGTTTTCCATTCTTCTTTTGTAATTTCTAAATTAGGATCACTCCATTTTTTTATTTCTGGTGTACCTTTAAGACAGGGTATAATTCTTCGTCCTAGATCAATCCATTGATCATAACTATTTGGAGCTCTTTCGTTCACTATATTCATATATCCAAAAATGAGGCGGCATCAGTCTCCCTCCGCCGCCTCGGTTGTCCTGCACAGGAACTTATAAATTTATTTTCCTAGCTTTTGGAGCTTCTTCAGTTTCGTGTTTAGCTTGAACTTCGCCTCTGCTTACGCTTTCAGCAAAATTTTTAGCTATTTCATAAACTGCTTTATCTTGGATAGGACCAACCATAGATACATCCCAACCAAACCAAGTTCCTTTGTCATTAGACATTTGAACTGTTTTTAGTTTGTAAATGTGGCTGTATGTTGGCGGTGTGAATAAACCGTTTTTACCTTGCATTTTTATTCCCATCATCATTGAATTCCATTTACGGCTAACTTTTAATTGTGTTGCCTTCATAGAAATCAAAGCTGTTGTTGGGCTTTTTGATAATAAAATTACAAAGTGATTTGCAGTGTTTTCTATATAGTTACCATTTGGTAATCTATCTTTGTAAGACTTATCTCTTGTAGTCTTACTCATTATATCACTGCTTGCATCGTGTATTGCTACAGGTGCACCTTTGCTCTCACCTCTATCTTGCCATTCTACTAATTGTCTTTTGTAGAATACTGGCAAAACATCTATCCCCTTTTCACCGTCAAACACTTCGTTTGTTACAGTGTTTAAGATCATGCCTGGACTTGCGCCCTCGACATATTTCCCGTCTCTTTTATTAACTTCGGGAGATAGTTGTCCTAATACTTTCAAAAATGGTAACGCAAGATCTTCTTGCGACATATTTTGAGTACCCGCATGTGCGTCAGCTTCAAACAAGTTGACTGCTAATGCACCTGCATTTTCTTTTTTTGCTAATTGTTCCATGTTTATTGTTTCCTTTTTATTGTTGTTTTGTTTCCAACATATATGTTGAAAAGTTCCGTTGGCATTTCTTTACCTGCCTCAATACGTTCACGGACTAACGCTTTCAGAGTCATAGGTTCAACCTTCAACTTTTGTGTCGGTTGAAACCCTTGACCCTTCGCAAGTTCGGCATAATCAGCCGCCTTGTTATCTTCGTTGCGACCAAAGGATACGGATATCTCATTTTTGATTATATCCCCTAGTCCATTTTGACGAAGCCAGTTAAACGCCGCTTCTTTATTTGCTTCTGTAATCGTGGCGCTATAATTTGTTTTAACTTCTATCGAAGAACCATCTGCTAATTTAAGATAAGATAAACCCATCTCTGATAACATTGTAGGTATTACTTCTCCTGATATGTGGTCTAATTCTTTTTTCTTTTGTTTAAGATATTCTTCGTTCTTAATAATATCTTCTTGTATCTGCTGCAATCTTTCAACTTGATCAGCTAGTGAATGAATGTTTTCAGTTTTCTGAATTACACTCTCTTGGTCTTTTTCAAAATCAATCATTTATTTCTCCTTTATTATATAAATCTATCTCTATTGGATAGTATCTTCTTTCTTGTTTATCCCATTTTAACAAATTGTATTTACCATTTGTCATATCAGAAACTATAGAACACGCAACTCCAATTATTGCAGGGTCACCTGTTAACAATAAATAATCTTTTGGTTTAAAATCTTTTAATAACCTTCTTAACTTTATTATTAAAGGACCAGGTGAAAAAATAATTTGTGCAAGTTCTGGTAATAAAAATTTTAAACTACCATACTGTGATGCACCAATTATATTTATTTTTGGTCTACCATCTTTTGTTCCTGCAATTTCTTGCACAACATATACAATTGGTTTTGAACCAGATTTTATATCGTTATAATTTATGCTTTCTGACATTGACAAACAATATAATAATTATTATATAGATGTCAATAGAAAGAATAAATATTATGAATTATAAATTTAAAACAAAACCATACAAGCATCAAATAACTGCGTTAGAAAAATCTTGGAACAAACCTGTGTATGCATTTTTTATGGAAATGGGTACGGGAAAAACTAAAGTGTTAATAGATAATTTATCTATGCTTTATGATAAAGGTGCCGTTGATGGTGCTTTAATTATTGCACCTAAAGGTGTTATTAGCACTTGGTATAATCAAGAAATACCTACACATCTACCTAATCATATTCAAAATGTGACGGTTTTGTGGCAAGCTAATATTACTAAAACACAAGAAGAAAAGTTAAATTCTTTGTTTGAAACAGGAGAAGATCTTCATATTCTTATTATGAATGTAGAAGCTTTTAGTACAGATAAAGGCACTGCATTTGCAAAAAAATTTTTAAGATCACACAAATCTTTAATGGCCATAGATGAATCTACTACTATAAAAAATCCTAAAGCTAAAAGAACTAAAAACATTTTAAGTATGAGAGAACTAACTAAATTTAGAAGAATAATGACTGGTTCTCCAGTAACAAAAAATCCATTGGACCTATATTCTCAATGTGAATTTTTAGATCCTTATCTTTTAAACTTTAGTTCTTTCTATGCATTTAGAAACAGATATGCAGAAATGAAAACAATACACGTTGCAGGAAGAAGTATAGAAATCGTAAACAAATTTAAAAATTTAGGAGAGTTATCTGATACGGTAAAACAATTTTCTTACCGTGTTTTAAAAGAAGATTGTTTGGACTTGCCTGAAAAAATTTATATGAAACGTCAAATAACTTTAACTCCTGAACAAAAGAAAGTTTACGAACAAATGCGTAAACAGGCTCTTGCCATACTTAACGGTAAACAAGTTACTTCTGTTTCTGCATTAACTCAATTAATGAGATTACATCAAATTACTTGCGGTCATTTTGTTGCAGATGATGGTAGCACTCAAGAATTAAAATCAAATAGATTAAATGAGTTGATGGAAGTTATAGAAGAAATAGAAGGTAAAGCTATTATATGGGCTCACTATCAACACGACATCAAAGCCATAGTTAAAGAAATTGAAAAGGTCCATGGTCCAGGTTCCGTGGTTGATTATTATGGATTAACGCTACAGGAAAATAGACAAAAGAACATAAAGCAATTTCAAGAAAACGATAAATGTAGATTTATAGTAGGAACACCACAAACAGGTGGTTATGGAATTACTTTAACTCAAGCTAACACTGTAATTTATTATTCTAATGGTTACGATTTAGAAAAAAGATTACAATCAGAAGACAGAGCGCATAGAATAGGACAAAAGAAATCAGTAACATATGTTGATATTCTTGCGGAAGATACAGTTGACGAAAAAATTGTCAAGGCCCTCCGCAAGAAAATTGATATTGCTTCTCAGGTTATGGGAGAAGAATTAAAAGATTGGATATAATTATTTAATTTTTATATCTAAAGGTTTAATTTCTTCTGGTTCATTA